CCATAATACTGTTTAACGACATCCAGGTCGTTCATTTCAATAGGCTTTGCCCACTTAGCAAACCTACGCTTCTTTCTAACAGTATTTATAAGAAAGTCAAATTGCAGACGATTATCGAGATGATGGTGGACATTCATCTCGTTCGCCAACATAACAGTGTCTAAGAAATAAGACAGTGAGCGGTTAGTCATGAATCCATTATACGACCTCTCAGCTAGGTCGTCGACCATGATATCGTTCTTACCATGGTTGATCTGATTTACGTACTCAAACGGATTCATACCCACTCCACATTTGCCATCAGCTCAGTCATGCACGCTACGACATTAAGCTCATGATCTGCTACAAATGCATTCTTGTATTGATAGTCAGCTAGGATTAGAACAGCCTGAGGTACACTGGCAGGAGCAATGTTATCAGTCATGTTATCATAAATCTTACGGAAGATCGCATGAGGTTCTGTATCCATATTGTTGACTACCCACTGACGCATACTCTTGAAGTTCTTCTCCTTGAGATGTGTCATAAGGCTTTTGACGTTTTCGTCGGATAAGTTAACTAGAATGCCGGCATCGATAGTGCCGCTAGCAGCCCAACGCTGCAGCTCATTAAGAATACGTCTAACATCAGGGAAATATCTTTGCACAACTTGCAACAGGACTTGCTTGTCATATGAGACTCCTTCTTGGTCTAGGATCTGAGAAGCACGATTAAATATACCCGTTGCTACCTTAGGCTTCTCTTGATTAGGGATAGCAAATTCATACACACTACAACGAGAGTGTAGAGGTTCAATGATACGGTTCTTAAAGTTACAGGTTAGGATGAACCGACAGTTATTAGAGAAATCCTCAATGAACCCACGGAGAGCAGGTTGCGTTGATTGAGGATTGAGATAGTCTGCCTCATCAAGGATTACTACTTTGTAGCCACCCTGAAGAGATACTGTAGAAGCAAAGTGCTTAATCTTATTACGGAGCGTATCAATGTTACCTTCTTCGGAACCGTTAATCATAATGTAATCAAGATCGAGCTCATTGCACAGAGCCTTAGCCACAGTAGTCTTACCAACTCCTGCTGATCCTGTAAACATCATATTAGGTAACTCTTCTGATTTGACGTAATCGTTAAACGTCTTCTGAAGATCGGTAGGTAGGATACATTGATCGATAGTCTTTGGTCGATACTTCTCGACCCATAGAAACTCACTCATTCACATTCCTCATTATATAATATGGCCTCGCCTGCAGGATTCGAACCTGCGGCCCACAGCTTAGAAGGCTGTTGCTCTATCCAGCTGAGCTAAGGCGAGAATTGGTGGGCCCACCTGGACTCGAACCAGGGACCAAGGCGTTATGAGCACCCTGCTCTAACCACTGAGCTATAGGCCCATTATACTCTAATTTTCTTACCATGTCTATCGATAACTCGAAATTCTTCTATCTCGAGAATTCTATCAAGCCACTCTGGAAGAATACTTACTGCATTATAGCTGGAGGCAGTGATTAGACTGAACTTGTCATCAAAGAATATAAATGTGTTCTTGACTTGTGATATTTCACCTAGACTAATCATTGCTCTCTCTCTCAAATAAAAGCGGAACGGGGGGATTCGGGTAACCCCCAAGGAGGTACTATCTGATGTACCTTTCCGAATGGACCTCCTACGACCTGACGTTCCCGCTAAGGACATGGGCGCTACCCCTTCGGTCTACCTTACCCACCATCAGCGACAGGTATTCGGTCACGTTCCTATCGGCGCTGCAGGCACCGAACTCTGGCTGGGATAGTTGGGCTCGAACCAACGACAAGCGGATTAACAGTCCGCTGCTCTACCGACTGAGCTATATCCCAAAACTGGTGAGCCTTTTCATGTCATGCTCAGGACTCTTCCAAGGAGAAATATTATGGAAGACTAAACTGCTATAAATTCTAACTTATCCCAGGTTCCTGTATGTTCATCATCTCGTCCAGCTTTAATTACCTGGACTGATGGTTTCATACGACCATTAATGTAACGACGAATTATAGCATATGTTTCGTTAATATTATCACTCTCTTTGCGGAGTGTTTTACCATTGGTATAGTATACTTCAACCCAGTACATTAGTCAACAATGGATTCGTAAATATCTTCAACTTCCATAGCCTCTGCTTTGAACTCGTTGAGATTCTGTTTATGAAATACACGAGCTACCTTACGCATGTACTTCTTAGGAAGATCATAATCTTCTTCTAGACCTTT